AGAGGCAACACCCCAATATAATGCAGTGATTTGATATACCATGACTAGCCACGGCATTCTAGGATTAGCCCGCTGGAGTGTACTGATCAACGAAGGGGCATGGAAACCCCGGAACTTTGACGTGTTAATCATTGAATTGCTCAATTATGCTCTGCGAGGAAAAATTAGTAAAATATTATTAGGAGTTCCTAGCCGGCATGGTAAAAGTACACTGATAAGTCGAAACTTTGCTTCTTACTTCCTATCCCACTTTCCGGACGATAACATCATATTATCCAGTTACAGCCAACAGCTGGCCAGTGAGTTTGGCCGGCAAGTGAAAGACATAATCAACATGTATGGCCACCTTTCACCGTACAATGTGAAATTAGCAGATGACAGTAAAGCAAACAACCGTTTTAACATTCAAAAACCATACAATGGCCGGATGCTTAATGTAGGGGCAGCTGGAAGTATTCTAGGATTCGGAGCCGGGTTATTCATCATAGATGACCCTATTAAAAGCGTAGCGGAAGCTGAAAGTAAAGCTTTACAAAGAAAATTAAGAGAATGGATAGGGGGAACAGCTAAAACCCGACTAGAAAAACGAAAAAACGGATTACCCCCTATAATGATAGTAATAGCCCAAAGACTCCACATTAATGACCTACACGGCATAATCAAAGAAACCGAACCCGTAATACCCGCCTCTGAAGCCCTAAAAACCCTAAGACAAGGGGACACCATAGACCCCAACACATGGGTTGACTTAAACCTCCCCGCTATCTGTGAAAACCCCGAAACTGACCTACTAGGCCGGAAACTAGGCGAACCCCTCTGGCCAGAACAACGTGATTATGATTGGCTCATGGCAGAAAAAAAGGCAATGGGAAGCTACCTATTCAACGCAATTTACCAAGGAAACCCACAGGAAAGAGACGGAGACATATTCAAACGGGAATGGTTTGAAGACCCCGTAACCCACAAACTAACCTGCACCATACCCCCAGAGGCCGTACCCCCAGATATACCCCTTTTAAGGTACTGGGACTTTGGAGCCAGTGCTGACGCTGGAGACGGCACCAGCGGGTTACTAAGCGGATATGATGGGGATACCCTCTACCTCATAGACTTAATCCATGGGAAATTCAGCAGTAGCAAAGTCCTGAGAACATTCACCAGGACCTGCCTGAAAGACGGGAAAAAAGTATCAATCAAAGTAGAACAGGAACCCGGAAGCGGATCGAAACTCTTAATAAATAAATTCAGAAGAACACGAGAACTCAAAGGGTACAGGATTAAAGCAGATAAAGTCATGTTAAGCAAAAAAGTTAGAGCTTTTGATTTAGAGTCATTAGCTGAAGACAGGAAGATTAAAATGGTTAAAGCTCATTGGAATCAGAAATTAGTGGATCAACTGGTGGCCTTCACCGGGGAAGATGGAGGGGAAGATGATATAGTTGACACTTGTACCGGCAGCGCCCGGCACTTCCTAAGACCAAGGAGGTCCGTAATAGTATGAGTAAAAGAGAACCTGATGCATTCATAGTTACAACTGATGATGGATGGGATGTTGTTAATAGTGATATTCTGGACAGGTATGTTATTAAATCCGCAGAAGAAGATGATGGTCAAGGAGGTGGGGTTAGTAAGCAGATTAAGGATGATGGATGGGATTATAATGACCTCCATGAACCTTTATACAATCCTGAACAGTTAACAGACCTCTTAGAACGGAACACTTACCACGCCCAAGCTTGCAGTGTGGTGGCCAGAGAGTCCGGTGGATTGGGATTCAGCATTAAGCCAGTATCAGAAGAAGAAAACCCTGATGATGAACATAAACTGGTTTTAATCAAGTTTTTTAAAAGTTTCAAAATTAATGATGTGTTATATCGTAGGCAGTATGATCGTGGAAGTATAGGTTATGGTGCTATTGAGATCATCCGGGAAGGGGGAAACAAGAGTGAATTGTTAAGATTGGATCACATCCCCAGTCACACATTACGAAGGCATAAGGATGAGAAGAGAGTCAAGCAACAAATAGGAAATAAGACAGTTTGGTTCATATTATACGGCACAAATAAGGATCGTAATGGTGAGATTCTTTTTGACGTGGACAGCGAAACTGGAGAGATACACCCTCCTAACAGCCTACCAGTCAAACGATTAGCAAACGAAATCCTATGGAGTCTTGATTACACCCCCAAATCACATTACTATGGAATGCCAAGAGTGATTTCAGCCATAGGAGCCATATATGGCGATATAAGCTGTAGAGAGTATAATAATTCATTTTTCACAAACTATGGAATGCCCGCCTTCGCCGTGACTGTTACAGGAGACTTTGAAACTTACGATAAGGTTCCAGGAGATGAAGGGTATGATGAGACCAAAACACTCAGATATAAGATGTCTCAACAATTAAAAGAAGTCATCAAAAACCCTCACAGCGCAGTGACCATCCTCATACCTTCAGAAGGAGAGGATGGTAATGTTGAAGCAAAAATACAACCACTCAGTGTTGAAACAAAAGAAGCATCTTTCAGACTATACAGGAAAGATAACCGGGATGAAGTCCTGGCAGCTCACCGAGTACCAGCATACAGATTAGGGATAAATGAAACCGGAAGACTAGGCGGCAGCAACAGTGCAGAATCATCTAAAATATACAAAACAAGCGTCCTGGAACCATTACAAAGTGATGATGAATATGATATGAACTGGCTCATCCGTGAAGAATTCGGATTCACAGACTGGGAATTCCAGTTAGAAGACATTGATATTAACGATTTTGCCGGTGATGTAATAATAGCAGAAAAGATGTTCAACATGGCCAGCATGACACCAAGAGATAACATACGATACTTCGGGGAACGTTTCGGAGTTAAAGATGACCCTAACAATCCATTTTTAGATGAATATTACTTGAACGGCCAACCCCTTGAAAAGGTCTGGAACCCCACCCCTGATGTGGACCCACCAGGAACCAACACAGTTCTCAGTGATTTGGAAGATTCGATAATTGAAGACATGGAGGTATCCAGTGCTAACCCTGAAAACACGGTTTCAGCAGTCAAAGCAGCTTTTAAACGACTTAAAGCAGGATTATAATAATCGTTTAGCTGCTGAGAAAGAATTATCTCAACAATTATCAGCTCTTTTCCTTGCAGCTGAAAAACAGATCCTCATAAACCTAAAATCCTTTGACGAAATTCCAGCTGATTTTTATTCCATTATATCACCTCTTGATGATTTAAGGGTTGTTTACACTCCATTAATAGCACAAAACAATGTGGAACATTTCATCAGAGGCTATGGTAGAACTGCAACATTGATTAGGTTAGCAAAATCAGAACTTACTCCGAATGTTGCGTCTAAAGCCTTAAAACCCAAACCCTCTAAAAATACTACTATTATTATTGACAGAGGGGATGATTTCTTTGGCATTGATGAGACAACCCTTGAATACATTGAGAACAAACAATTTGTAGCATCACAAAGAGTGATGGACAGAGTGAATACGACTATTTCTAAAAACCTTTCAAAGAGTTATAATGATGGTGTTGGTATTGATAATGCCGCCCGGAACCTGCGAAAAGAGTTCAATAAACTTGAAGGATATGAAGCCAAAAGGATAGCTCGGACAGAGATTAACAGTGCCCAGAATATGGGTGCTTTCCGAGCATACGCTGACTTTGACATTCAATATCATCAATGGTGGAGTGGTCAGGATAACCGGGTTAGGGATAGTCATGTCCAGTTACATGGGCAGATAGTCCAGGTGGATCAGACCTTTGAGAATGGCCTAATGTATCCGGGAGATATGAATGGCAGTATTGAAGAATGGATTAACTGCCGGTGCACCACAGTACCCTACCTAATGCCACTTGGTTTTATGGCCCCACCTGGTGTGTCTTACTTCTACGAATCAGATATAATACCTATACCTGGTTTTGACCAGGACAAAGTTTTTGCCATTCTTGATGATTTTTAAATTAAATATAATCCCCCACCTTTTTTTTGGGTGCATGATTTAAGGGGAAGGAGGTGA